TGTAACGAAGGAGGGATTGCATGATTGAAGTAAAAGACAGAATTCCGAAAAAACCGAACCGAATATTGATTACTCCTGAAAACGGCTCTGCTCCTTTTTATGCTACTTGGCAAAGAGCCGATGAGCCGATTGAGGAAGGCACACCCATAAACAAAGTCCTTTTTGACAGTATTGAGGAGGGTGGCTTTTCCTTCACAGGAGTTGATGATATAGAAATTGAAGCACAGAAAATCACAACAAATGCCGAATGGACAACGGTCAAATTCAATCGACCTTTTTCCGGCATTCCTCGAATTTTCACCGCAACTCAAGGCACATATATTGTTGCCGTAAAAAACATCACGAGAACGAGCTGTCAAATAGCCGTATATTCACCAACAACCTATGCAGGTTATGTTGCAGCTTCTTCAGGCGGAAGTTGTAATAAAAGCGTTAGTATTGTTAACGGCTTTGAATTTGCGTCGGTTTCGGTTGATGTGCTTATAGTTTACGATGGAGGTGTTAACTTATGATTCCGCTTTTGCAGAATGATTATTATAAATATTTGCAGATGTTCCGTGGGAACTACCTCAAAGGAGCATCTCTTTTAAGGTCTTTACTTAATGACCCAACAACCCGTGAACAGCTACTTGTAAACCTCCCGGCTTTGTCTGCTATCTTTACTGACTTTTCAAAGACCGAAGCGAATAAGCTCTGCTACGAGATTCTTTCAGAAAAAAGCTACTATGAGGATGCATTGATGTTTTACCTTCGTGGCATTGAAGCAACCACGCACCAAACTGTAGAGGAACTGTTAAACGATGAGGACAATGTGATTGCTTTACTTAAGAATACTGAACTTGAACCATTGTTCCAAGAAAATGTGGAACTGTACAATCGAGCTTTAAAGAAGCAAGCAACACTTGATGAATTAAAAAAGCCTGAAAATATTGATGTTTTGCTTGATGGTCAAGTTCTTGATTTGCTTTCTGCCATTTCACAAAGAACAAGCACAAATATTTACACATCCTACAACACCTACTACAACTCTTTTGATGGGGACACTTGCGAATTCGATGCCAATGAATACTATTACGACTCTTATCCTATTTATGATTGGATGATTGTAGACGAGGAAACAGAGCAAGTATTTCTCCCTGCATATCTTCGCACAAGACTAAACTCCGCATCAACCTATTATTACTATCCGGCAGTTTATAAATACGACATCCCGACAAAAACTTGGTCATTGCTTCATGTTGCAGAGACCACTACGAAAATTACGGATTCCACGAAAGCAACCAAAGCTGTCGCATATGACCCAGAAGAAGATTTACTGTATATGTTCTATCGTCCGAACACAACCGTTCAGATGTATTGCGACATTATACGAGCAAGCACAGGAGTTGCTATTATGACGGCTATCGATGTGGGAAGTGTTGGAAGCACATCGTATATGACACCTTTTTATTGTTGCTTCGACAAAGAAAATAAGGTGGCAAAGTATGTGTGGGCGGCAGGTGCAGTAAGCTCCACTAACTCTACCTATGGTTGGCTTTATGGTTGTTCGGTCGGAAAAAATGGTCTTGTTTGGCAAGGTATTGTTGCTACACCGAAAAGCGAAAGAACAAGCTATTCGAGTGAAATGCAGGCAGTCAATTATCCGTACAAAATGTCCTGCCCTAAAGGTGCTTATGTCTGTGCTTTTTCAAACACGAGCAATTCCTCTACGGCTTGTACCCTCGGATTTGTTGTTCATTCCGGCACAAAGATGGTTGCTAAATATTTGGAAATTGCCGCAAATACCGATTATTCAAATATGTATAGTCCATCCTCACAAATGGTCACCGAGGACGGTTTGCTTTATATGTACTTTAATAAAGCCACTTATAAAAGCAGCACCTACAATGTTGTACTTGTGATTGACATTGAAAGTGCAAAAATCGTAAAAGAATACACCTCTTCAACTTCTTATACTTACACTCTTTACCTTTCATCTCTTTTGAAGAAGGGTGGCTTTTTGAATTCGCAAGAAGGGTCGCTATACACATTTGTTGGAAAGGATGGAAATGGGAAAGCTGTGGAATGCCAAATTGACCATTTGCCTTCAATTTTCACAACCGAACAGCATCGCCCGTGGGGTACTGAAAGGTACAAGATATATCCACAAAGCAGTTCCTCTTGGACTTTGTACGATTACAAAGGAGGTTTTGTCGAATGAAATTAAATGGAATTAAATGTACGAATTACACCGCCGGGGAGCTATTCTCGGCGGTTATTTATGAGACAGATACAGAAGCAATAAAAGCCATTGACCCGGAACGGCTCATAGTTCAGGCAGATGATGGAACTGCTATAGAAGAGTTTACCGCTTACGGTAGGCTCTTTTCTGTTAAGCACAACCTTGTGGATGAAACCTATGTTGTGGAATTTTCAAAAGTTACGGGGACAGAGAAAAAGCTATCCGAGATTGAGGAGTTCGGCAAACAGCTCGGAGCAAAAATCGATGAATCAAAGAATGTTACGACCATTGTCTTTGCTGCTCTCGCACACAACGAAACCCTCGATGATGTAACCATTACCGAACACGCTGACATTTTTCCGAAATGGGACGAAAATTGGACGGGCAAAAAAGGAACTATCGTCCGTGATGGAAACACCCTTTATCGTTCTATTCACGATGTCGGTAAAGGTCAGAATGTTAAACCCTCCGATAATCCGTCTATGTGGACACCTATCGGAGACCCTCGTGAGGAGTTCCCAAAGTGGAGTCAACCGCTTGGAGCACATGATGCTTATGCTCTCGGTGACAAAGCTTTACACAATAATAAAAAATGGATTTCAACCGTGGACGGTAACTGTTGGGAACCGGGTGTCTATGGTTGGGACGAATACAAGGAGGACTAACCTATGGAAAAAATCAAACTGTTTTTTGCAGCAATCGGCACGGCTCTTTCGTATGTTTTCGGAGGTATGGACACAATGCTCACCATCCTCATTGTCTTTATGACCATTGATTTTATCAGCGGCTTCACAAAGGCTTGGGCATTGAAAGAGTTTGATTCAAGCAAGTTTTACATCGGTGGTGTTAAAAAGTTCGGCATTCTGCTTATCGTGGCTGTTGCATCTCTGCTTGACAACATCATCCACATTGACAGCGTGGCTCTGCGAACTGTGGCTATCTCTTACTACATCGCAAATGAAGGCTTTTCCATTCTTGAGAATTGGGGTGCTTTGGGACTTCCGCTTCCGAAAGCCATCAAGAGTGCTCTTGCAAAGTTGAGAAAGGATGAGGACGATGAATCTGAATAAGCTGTTTCTCACACAGAATAACTGCTACAAAGCCGGAAAGAAAATTACCGTCAAAGGTATTATGGTTCATTCAACGGGTGCAAACAACCCGTGGCTGAAGCGTTATCTCCCGGATGATGGAAAAATCGGTGTAAATAAGTACGGAAATCATTGGAACACACCACTTCCCGGTGGAAAGCAAGTGTGCGTTCACGGCTTCATCGGAAAGCTCGCTGATGGTTCGGTCGCATCCTACCAATGTCTGCCGTGGAATCACAGAGGTTGGCACGCAGGCGGTTCTGCAAATAACACTCATATCGGGTTTGAGATTTGCGAGGACGGACTGACCGATGTTACATATTTCAATGCGGTGTACAAGGAAGCTGTCGAGCTTTGTGCATACCTTTGCAAAGAATACGGTCTTACAGAAAAGGACATCATCTGTCATTCGGAGGGATATAAAAAAGGCATTGCTTCCAACCACGGCGATGTTATGCATTGGTTTCCAAAGCACGGCAAGAGTATGGACACTTTCAGATCTGATGTTGCAAAAATGCTGAAAGCAGATACTGCAATTACTGAACTGACGACCATCAACGATATTGTCTGGGAGCTTTCCCATCGTGGCATCATTACAAATACGGAGCTGTGGCTGAAGAAACTCGAAGAAGATTCTAACAGCTATTGGCTTGCGAGAAAGACCGCAAACTATCTGCGACAAAATAATATTTGACACTTAAGCCTGTAGGGATTTTTCCTTGCAGGCTTATTTTTTTTGCTATTTTTGAAAAAACACCCCGCCAAAACACCTCTTAAATGTCGGTACTCCGAAAGGAGTGCTTTGAATGAAACATGAAGCTATAGACCAATTAAGGTATCAGGGATTTGGTTACAGAAGAATTGCCGCTATGCTCGGTATGCCCGAAGGCACAGTTAAATCATATTGTCGCAGACATCCTTTTGATATAAAGCAGAAGGTATGTTTTGAATGTGGGACACCAATTCAAAATACACCTCATAAGCGTGAAAAGAAATTCTGCTCGGATAAGTGCAGACAAAAATGGTGGAATAGCCATTTAGACCTTGTAAAAAGGAAGGCTATCTACCATCTCACTTGTGAGCATTGTGGATGTGATTTTGAAAGTTATGGAAACAACCACAGAAGGTTCTGCTCTCGAACTTGTTATGCAAATTACAGACGAAAGGTGGCTGAACCAAATGGATAAGGATTTGTTTAGTGCTATTACAGCATATAAAACCACAATGGCGGCTTTTAAAGTTATGTTGAATAAAGGTCTTATTTCTGCTTCTGAATACAAAGATATTGACACAAAAATTGCACAAAAATACGGGTTATCTTTGTCGGTTATATATCGATAAATAGTGCCTGAAACCCTTGACTTTACGGCACTTTAGAGCAAATATATGGTAAAGAAAAGGAGGTAAAAATGGATAGAATAATTAAGCAAGTGGTGTTTGCTGCACCCACAATAATAACTGCGTTAAAGGTTGCTGCATATACGAGAGTTTCAAGCGGAAAAGACACTATGCTTCATTCACTTTCTGCACAGGTGAGCTACTACTCAAAGTACATTCAAGAACATCCCGGTTGGATTTACTGCGGTGTTTATAGCGATGAAGCAATTACCGGGACAAAGGAAAGTAGGAAAAATTTTCAAAAGCTACTTCAGGATTGCAAAGCCGGGAAAATTGACCTTGTTATAACAAAGAGCATTTCAAGATTTGCCCGTAATACAGTAACACTTCTTGAAAACATTCGAGAATTAAAAAATCTCGGTGTTGGAGTTTTCTTTGAAGAGCAAAACATAAACACGCTTACAGCTGACGGAGAGCTTATGCTCACAATTCTCGCATCGTATGCACAAGAGGAGAGTTTGTCAGCAAGTGAGAATGCAAAGTGGAGAATTCATAAAGATTTTGAAAAAGGGATTCTTCCTAAAAATGTTCAGAACATTTATGGCTTCAACCGAACCGAAGATGGTGGATTTGAGATAATTCCCGAAGAAGCAGAAATCGTTAAGGATATCTTCAACCTTTACCTTGAAGGCTTTGGATTTTTGAAAATCGCTCAACACCTTAACGAACTTGGAGTTGAAAGCAATACGAGAGAGAAATGGTCGGATAAAAAAGTAAAGTACATACTTTCCAATGAGAAATATGTCGGTGATTTGCTTTTGCAGAAATCATTTGTTGTCGACCATTTAACAAAAAAATGCAAAAACAATAATGGCGAGAAACCTCAATATTATGTCAAGGACAACCATCAAGGCATTGTTTCACGAGAAATATTTGAGGCTGTGCAAGAAGAAATAAAGCGAAGACAACTAAAATACGGCAAGCAACTCACAGTAGTTCCTACATATTTGTTTACAGGGAAAATGCAATGTGGCATATGCGGAAAGAATTACCGAAGAAAAATCATTAGAGGGAAACCTATATGGAGATGCCCAACATTTGATAGGTTCGGCAAAAAGGAATGTCCATCGAAGCAAATCCCCGAAGATATATTGATTGATTTGACTATGGAGGTATTGGGTACAAAAACAGTTGATATGAGGGTTTTCAATAAGAAAATTTCAAAGATGTTTCTACCTTCTGCTGACCGCATAATATTTGAGTTTACAGATGGACATACCATTAAAAAAACATGGCAAAATCGGTCACGCAGCCAAAGTTGGACAGATGAAATGAAGGAACAAGCACGGCAACATACTTTGAAGAGGAGGAAATACTAATGGCAAAAGCGGTAACAGTAATACCTGCCACAATACACCCATTAACAAAACTGCCATCTTTAACGATGATGCTTCGCAGAACCTGCGGTTATGCAAGAGTATCAACAGATAAAGACGAGCAATTCACATCTTATGCTGCACAGGTAGATTATTATACGAATTATATTAAATCAAAGCCTGAATGGGAATTTGTGAAGGTTTACACGGATGAAGGAATCACAGGAACTAATACAAAAAAACGTGATGGCTTCAACGAGATGATTCAAGATGCTCTTGACGGAAAGATTGACCTCATAGTTACCAAGTCTGTAAGCAGATTTGCAAGAAACACCGTAGACAGCTTGGTAACCATCCGCAAGCTCAAGGAAAAAGGTGTAGAGGTTTATTTTGAGAAAGAGAACATATGGACACTTGACAGCAAAGGTGAATTGCTCCTTACCATAATGTCGAGCCTTGCACAGGAAGAAAGTAGAAGTATTTCCGAGAATGTAACTTGGGGCAAAAGAAAAAGTGCATCCGATGGAAAAATCAGTCTCGGATATAAGCAGTTCCTCGGTTACGACAAAGGTCCCAACGGAACTCTCATTGTGAACAAGGAACAGGCGGTCATCGTTAAGCGAATTTATAAAGAGTTTATGCAAGGCAAAACACCTTGTATGATTGCAAAAAGATTGACCCAAGAAGGAATTAAGACTCCTTCCGGCAGAGGAAAAAAGTGGAATGTAAGCGTTATTATGAGTATTCTAACAAACGAAAAATATAAAGGCTCGGCTCGACTTCAAAAGAGTTTTACTGTTGATTTCCTTTCAAAGAAAATAAAGAAAAATGAAGGCGAAGTTCCACAGTATTATGTTGAGAACAGCCACGAAGCTATCATTCCGCCCGATGAATGGGAAAGGGTTCAGAAGGAGTTAATTAGAAGAAAGAGTTTCGGCAGAAAATACAGCGGAAACAGTATTTTTTCAACAAGGATTGTGTGTGGAAATTGCGGAGCATTCTTTGGCTCAAAGGTATGGAATTCAACCGATAAAAAATATCGTCGAACCATATGGCAATGCAATGATAAGTTCAAAGGCGAAACACGATGTGCGACACCGCACTTAAGCGAAGAACAGCTAAAGGAAGCATTTATAACAGCATTCAACCGATTGTTTGATAACAAGGATGAAATTATCGGAAATTGCACAACGATTGTGGAAATGCTGACCGACTGCACGGAGCTTGATAAAAAAATAGAAACCCTACACCAAGAACTGGAAGTAATAGCGGAAATGGTACAGAAGTGTGTTGATGAAAATGCCTCAACCATTCAAAACCAAGATGAATACCTACAGCGTTATAACGGATTTGTAGCTCGATACGAGGAGGGGCTTGAAAAACTCCAAAAATATGAAAATGAAAAGGTACTACGCATAGCAAGGGGTGAATCCTTCAACGATTTTATGAAAGCGTTTATTAACATAGACAGCAACATAATCGAATTTGACAACGACCTATGGGTTTCAACAGTTGAGAAAGTGAATGTAATGCACGATGGCAAACTGATATTTGTTTTTCAAAATGGAACGGAGATTGAGGTTTGATATACAAAATAGAACAAACCAAAATATATCAGTTATTTACAAAAATGTAGTTTGAGCATTAGCAAAACCCCTTATTTTAAGCGAAAAACAAACTGCTCCTGTTTTGTTGACAGGAGCAATTTTAAGCAAAGTTATTCTTCATCATTTTCTTCAGAAACAGGGTTGGAGTATTCGCCATCATAGTTCTCAAAAATGTCATATGGAACATCGTCCGAATAATCTTCATCATCGTCAATGAAATCAAAGGTATTGTCGTATAGCTTGTTTATAGAGAGCCTGAACGCCTTGTTCTTTTTCTTGCCGTTGTATGTTATAACCATAACTTCGGCAAATCCCATTGAACCGGGGCGTCGCTCTCTTGCACTTCTACTGAGTATTTTGGGGGTCAAAGCACCAATCTTGTCCTTAAACTCCTCATCGTCAAGACTTTTGTTGTATGTAACTATGAGTTTCGCTATAGCCTTTAGGATGTTGGCAGTAAAGGAATCACAATCTCCTTCCCAAGTTCCGACACAAATCCTTAAGGTTCTACTGAGGACATGAATGCCGTATTTTTGATAAATCATTTCAAGTGTTGAAACCGCACCGATAACTCCGGGCGATTTTCTTAACCCTATCTCTAAACCAAAAGACTCAACAACCTCTTTTATAATAAGCTGGTCGTGATTTCCGGCTTCAATATTTGCCATAAACACTTCGTATGGCTTGAGACCTTTGACAAACTTCATCTGATTTGCAAAAATATCAGCTTCATGTTCATAGCTCAAATCGTCATAAATCATACACCACACAGGCGTTTCACGAGACCCGGAAACAAGTGCCACAATTTCAATGGTATGCTGACCATTAAAGACATAGTTTATACCATTACGGCGGCTGACTTTTACAGGATTAATTTGGTACAAATCAAAATGCTCTGCAGCCTTTTCCACATGAGCTTCTGAAAGGCTACGCTGATAGTCTTGGTTGGAGACAAGGTTTTTGATAGGTATCTGTTCAAAATGTACTTGTGGTACAAAAGGATTAAATTCTTCCATCATTCCGCCTCCTTTATTGAAGCAAGTAAATCTTCTGCTTTTTCTATTAGTGAACACAATACCTTTATCAGTTTATTTCTTGCAGTATCTGATACAATATTTAAGTTTGCATGGCTTTGCGTTCTGTTTATGGAACTAACCCACGATGGTATCGTAAGTGTTAGTTCGGTAACCTCTGCATCCGGGTCAAATTCAGGCATATTTTTAATACTTGGTGTTACTGGCTGCTCTTCTGCGGCAGCAGAACCTATGGCTTTTCTTGAACTGCTGTATTTGAAATACGCTTTATGGCTCCGATTCATCCGCCGATTTACTTCACGAAGTTCATCCTCCGGCATATTCGCAAGGTCAATAATGTTTTTGTGTGAAATTTTATACCTTCCTGACAGTATTTTGGGAACAAGCTCCGGGACTTTACTTCCGATCTGCTCAAGCGACCTTGTATACACAGCATATTTTTGAACTGTTCCTGCTGACACATTGTTTTCTTCACCGATTTTTCTTGCAGTTCTTATGCCAGAAAAATTAGGATTTGGAGAGGCAAAATAATCTTCATCGGATATACTTTCATCGTAATTACGGTCAGAAGTATATTGATTATGCCCGGTTGGGTTTTTTCGGCTGCTGATAACTTTTTCGGTTTCATACTGCATTCCTATTAAAAATTTTCTTGTTTCATCGGAAATGTTACGTCTGCCGAGCTGATTGGCACATATCCAAGCAATCGCATCTTCTTTTGACTCGAAGTCCATTTCTCTAACTTCGTAGGGAATGTTATGGCGAGTACATATTTCATATCTGTTATGTCCGTCAACAATAAAGCCTTTCCAAGTGATGATAGCTTCCCGGCATCCATCTTTCAAGATGTTCTCTTCAAGCTGTAAATATTCTTGACGGAGTAAGGGGCGTATTAAGTTTTTGAACTCTTTATTTATTTTTAGCGGTTTTCGTCTTTCCATAATTGCCTCCATCAATTCTCTATGCGAGTAAGCGTTTTCATAGAAAAAACTGCCATATTATGAGATGATACAATATTCCCGGTTAGCCTGTACGAACAATTCATTTCTAAATTACCAACTACACTAATCAGTTTTTTTACAAACGACATACTATACAACTCATAGGAGTTATCTGCCATAAGTTTTTGCGGTTTGATTTTTTCGGATTGGTCACCCGGAACAGCTTTTTCAACAGCTCTTATTGCAACACATTTATTATCTGGATTTACAAGTAATTGAATATATGGAGGGTCACCAAGTAACCGAAGCATACTTTTATAAATTCTGATTCGGTACTTCTTCAAATCAACAGAAATTGTGACCGCAGGATTTGGGGTTTCTGTCATACCGATTCACCTCCTATGCTCGGATTTGGTACAGGAACAATATCAGTAGATTTATTTTCCTCCGTATTATCTTTTATGGAATACACAGCATATCCTTCAACAATGTTAATCTGCATAGACTGCTTATGCTCATTAAAAGGTAAACCGAACTGGTCTTGCCATTCAGCCGGGAAAACAGGAGTCCTCGAAGTTTTAGGCTTTCCGCCTTCTGGTGTGGTTCTCTGGTATACTTCAGTAGCTGTTAAGTCAAAAGCTAAAAGGTACTCGTCATTGGAGTGAATGAGCTTGCCAAGCATTTTATACCTATGATTCGGATTCCAATCCATAAGTGAAACGACTTTTGCAAAAAACAATTTACAAGTAATTTGCTTTGATTTTCTCTTTCCGTTTGAAACTGTACACCATTGAAAGGAGTCTCTTGAACCTTCTTCGCAGGGGCGAAGTGCAAGGATTTTTTTCTGCCTGTTAATTAAGACTTGAGCATAATCGAAATTTGGGAATTTTGATAAGCACGCTGCATTGACATAGAATTTACAGTTATTGAAAGTACACGAAGGTTCTCGCATATGTGCAAAGAATTCACGTCTAACAACCTGAAATCCATCAAAATCAAAATCCTCTCCCATATCAAGTATTTCATCATCCTCTGCCAACAGAGGAAAATTTTCAGGCTTGCGAACTGCCATATTTGCATTTGCAGGTTCACCAACTGACCTCAAAATTTCAGACAATGTATTTTGTCCGTCAAACTCATTCATTACTGCTTACCTCCTGTAAATCAATATCTCTTAATTCTTGTTGTATGTATCTTCGCAGTTCCTCAAAGCTCGTTACATTCATTTTCTTGCCTGTTTCATAAAGATGTCCTTCGATGCGAAGTTTCCATTCGTGTTCGCTTTGTGTCTCAAGCTCTTCAATGGAATGTTCGTGCAGATAGTATTCCTTACCGAAATTATTTGTCCACGATTCAGGTATAGCCCTTATACGCTTCCCATAAGGAGTTAAAGGCTGCATCTTTACGCAAGTTGAAAACGGCTCGTCCTCTGCCATTTTTGGCACAAGGTGCGGCTTAAGGAACGCCTCGGTGTTTGCTGTGTCAAAAATGTAGGCAACTTGAGAACCTTCTACAAGCTCCGTTCCTGTTATACGATACCTAAAGTCATCGTTCCAGCCGAACAAAGAGTAGATGGTCTTACCGAAAGCTGCCGTTGAAATATTACGAGGAATAAACCTCTGTCCGCTTATCTTTGAACATACAACGCTCTGACGATTATCACTATTCGTAGTCCTAACAGCGAATTTTCGTGTGATAGGATTTACAAGCAATTCAATATGATTGTTGTTACCGATTTTGTTAGTACAACTTGCACTTAACGATATATGCTTATCTCCAAAATTGATAATAGGCCTATGGAATGTGTCAAACAGCTCCATTCGTGCTACCTCAAAGCCACGAAGGTCAAAATCCCCGGCTTCAACCTCAACAGTAACTTCCTCTGCTTTTTCAATGTTGGGGTCATAGTCGGGACCATAAACGCTGTGTGATGCCTTGAGATAATCCGTTTCTTTAAAAGATGCCCAACGAGGATTTATCACAACAAAGCCTTTTAATATTCCGCTATCAATAACTCGCAGTTCGGGAAGGTATGCCTTATTGCGATACTTTGCATTATCAAGCATTCGCTGAACAGCAAGAAAATCATCCCTTGATACAATTGCTTCGTGATGATTTTTATAGATGCTCTGTGGCTTTTGTCCTGTGTTTTTCATTGTTTTTCGCTCACGATAATTGAGTTTGAACCTTTTCCTTGTTTTAACATAACCACAATGCCGTTCATTTCGGAGTATTTGAACCACGCCTCCGGCTGTCCATTTTATATTGCCGAGGTAAGATTTACGCCCCAAAGCAATAAGAACATCTGCAATTTGCTTTGTTGAATATCCGTAAAGGTACATATAAAAAACAAGTTTTACGGTTGGTGATTCTTCGTGGTTAATGATTAGGTTACCTTCGCTATCGTGTGTATATCCGAGCAACTTTGGAGTAAGCGGGATACCATTGTCAAGCCTCATTCGGAGAGAGGTTTCCATACTTCTGCTTCTTGTGTGGGACTCTTCCTCTGCCATAGTAGCAATAAATGATAGTGCCATTTGCGAGTCATCATTTAAGGTGAAAATTGCCTCCGATTCAAAGAATACACCAACGGGAGATTTCAGTTCTGCCAGTTCTCGTACTAACTGAATCGTATCTACAAGGTTACGAGCAAAACGGGAAACATTCTTTGTGATAATTAGGTCAATTTTCCCGGCTCGGCAGTCATTCAACATTTTATTGAAATCATCTCTGTAATCTTTAGAAGTTCCGCTTATGCCCTCATCTGCGTAAATGTGGACGAGTGTCCAATTTTCACGGCTTCTGACAAAATCTTCATAGTATATTTTTTGAAGCTCAAAGGAAGTGGTTTGTCTTTCATCATCTGTTGACACACGTGCATAGACAGCAACTCTCTGTGGCACATCTGTATCGTAATAATCACGTTGTTTTTGGGCAGGAATGTACTCATAGTTTTCTTCGTCTATTTGAACGTGCATTCGCTGCCTTTGCTTTTCTCTTGAATGTTCCTTTGACATTCGCTTATCGTTATCAATCACCTAAAAGCCTCCTTTCTTGGAGTAGTTTAATTGCTTCTTCTTCATCATCCGGGAGAACTTTCCAATTAGGTGAAGGAAGGAACTCTGTATCTCTTAAATCTTCAGTATGATAAGAGGCAAGTGTATAAATATCTTCTGAAACGATGTATATACCAACAGGAGGTGTCTGTGCCGCAAGTAACCTTGATAACAAAATTAAGTCTTCCTCATATTGTGTTATATTCTTCTTTTTTTGAGTTATTATGAGGTCAACTTTTCCATTCATTGAATCATCTATAAGTCTTACCAATTCAGGAGAGTATTTCATTTTTGGTGCGGTATTGCCTTCGTCTATATAAAAGTCCACAAACTTCCACTTTGGGCAAAGGGCAATGGTGTCCAAGAACTGCTTTTTATGATGTGCGAGATAGTTTTCGTGCTTTGTTTGGTTGAAGTATCTGATATATACGCCTATCTTATACTCCTTTGTTGTACTCGGGCGCTCGTGCCGAATGGTCTGCAGCCAAGCCTTATGCTCTGCAATTTTAATAGCCTGTTCCGATGTTTCCCCAAATGTGAGAGCAAACTGCGGTGTAGCTATGGCATTTAATTTATCAAATACTTCAAGTTCGTCCATGTTGTACCTCCATAAAAATAGTTTCAGTAACATTTTATATCCAATTGGATAAATAAACCATAAACCCACAGTCAGGTGCTTGACTATGGGTTTATAAAATCAAAAAATTTATTCAAAATATACAAAAAAAGAGTGAGACTAATTCATCTTGAATTCATCTCACTCAATAATCGTTATTTTCCTTTGGGGTATGCAAGGTTGTCTTTACTTGCTTCACAATCTTTATGATTGATTCTATTTCAGAAGGACTACAATCCGATAGCAGTTCGGAATATTCTTTTTGATACAGCTCGTTCACTTCCGGGGTGTCGGGACGAAGAATAATATCCGCTGAAACTTGAAG